GAAGTATATTTGCAGGTCTACCTCAATTTATGGACAGGTTTGAAGATCAACGCGGGAGGCAAGGTATGTCACCCCCCTTACCTCGCGCACCCCTTCCTATACCTCAGGATATGCCTAGAGAACGGTTCCCTATGATGCGACCAGGNTTCGCAGCAGGTGAAGAAGTTNATNCAAACATGTTGATTGCAGAACAAGGAGCTAGAGAAGGTATGTCTCCTCCTGAAATGGCAGCACAAAGAATGAGAGAATTTCTAGGAGAAACAGGCAGAACTGTATCAGATAGAGATATAGAGTTATTTTCTGTAGGTATGCTTACTCTTGAAGATATTATTGATAGAGCTGAACCTGTTACTAACAGAAATTTAGAACAACAAGAACAGATGTTTTTTCCTAAAGAAGAAAAATCTTTTAGAGACTTTCAACAAGCATTTAAAGGTACTGGTTTAGGAGATTTTCTTTCTTTTATACCCGATGTAACTCAAGTTGGTAATTATATGAATTATAAAAGAGGACTAGGATCTCTTGACGACATACTTGAAGATTTAGAAAAAAAAAACTAGATAGCCCTTCACCTCTTGGTAAGGCTACAGAACCTGTAGATTTTACTGAACCTAGAGAACCTTTAAAGGTAAAAGACTTTACCGATCTCGTATTTGATCCTTTCAGTCCCGTAGACTACGCTTCCCTTGGTTCCGGACCTGTAGGTAAGGTTGCTTTATCTGCAAACAAATTAAGAAAGCTAACTGAAAGGCTAAGTNCTATNAAAAAACAAAAGAATCAAGCCGCTACAGATTATCGCAGAGGACAAGACCAGTTAGATGCTAATGAACCGCAGGGTGGTAATTTAATAAATAGAGCTGAAAAGAAATTTAAAAAATTATCTATTGAAGAAGAAAAGATAAAAAAACAAATAGATGGCAACTAGAGCAGAGGTACTTGAGAAACTAAAGACGGCAGTTGCCGGAGGCAACATTCGTGAAGCTTATAGTGAGTTTGAAGAACTGCCGATAGTAGATCAGTTAGCGATTAGTATTTCTCCTGGCGTAGGAGATGCACTTGCAGTCTACGAAGTTGGGGAGTTTGCAAAGAGAGGATCTGAAAGCTTAGAAGAAGACAGTTTCCTTGGAGCCTTAGGTAATTACGGTATATCTGCACTAGCCGCAGCTAGCTTGATTCCTATCTTTAGATTATTTAGAGGTGCTAGAGCCGTAAAGAGCGCTCCTAAAGCAGAACCTAAGTTATTAGAGAACCTAGAACCTACTAAGGTTATAGAAGAAGCTACAAAGGATGTACCGGTACCTAAGGTTGAAGAGTTTAAACCGTTATCATTAGATGAACAGATGTACCCAGGTACTATGTTTGATAACAAAAGAATAGAAGGTGCTGGTCAGGTTTTAACAAACAAAGGATTAACTTCAAAAGCTGCTAAGTTTGTAAATACAAGCAAGAAACTACCTAATCAAGGTAAAGCACAAGCGTTTATCAACGCGATTAAAAAAAGTGGAGTACCGGAAGGTGAACTGCGATTGCTTAATGTAATTGATGAGACAGGTGAAATACATCCTAAGTTGATGAGTGAGCTTGAGATAAGGAACCCTCAAGGCAAGATTACCCGACAAAGGCTAGCTAACTATATTAAATCCAATCAACAAGGAGCTTTAAGCAGAAGACGTATAAATGATAATCAATTTGCTAATCAAGTATCAGGTTCAGGTTCAACTGGTGTTTCTGCGGTAAAAGAAAACACTTACCACGTCAGAGGTTTAGATAGAAAGAAACAATTTGATCATTACAGTAGTATTGACGAGCATAGGGATAATTTTGTTTTTGATAGTATTGCTGATTTTGATTTAAGGGCTAATGCTAATTTAGCCAACCCTGATCCTATAGCTGATGCAGCAAGAAGTTTTGTAGGTGGAGATAATTTATTAAACGTAGCAAGAATCCAATCTGATTACGCAGAAGAACTTGGTGAGGCAGCTTCAAGTATTAAACAACAGCAACTTAGATCAATTGGAACTTCTGATGTTATGAAAAATATTTTTAATGATGCATCAGCAGTTATACCTGATAATCAAATTGACGCATTACTGCCTGCTGTAAGACAATATTCTAATTTACCGCCTAATAAAATAAGAGAAAAATTTTTTAAAGATGCTAAAGATGATGAAACTGTTATTGGTAAAATTTTTGATGGACAAAGATTTAGACAACGTGATTTCAAATTAGAGTATTTTGAAAATTTATTACCGATAGTAAAAAAAGCACAAGATGATTTCCCAATAACACCTTACGTAGATGCTAAACAGGTAGCTGCTTTAAAGAAAGAACTAAATACATACAACCAAAACGTACCTAAAGTTAATAAGTTAGCACAAGATAAATTTAGAATGCAAAATGAATTAAAGGCATCTGGGTTAACACCTAACTCACCTTCTTACTTAAGAACTACTGATGAACTGGCAGAAATAGATAAACAAATATCAGATATATTTCCTGAAGGAGTATTTAATAAATTTGATGGCTATACTCTGAGTAAAACAGATCTAGAACAAGCTACGGGAAGACCGTTTACTGAATCACTTGGTAAAAGCGTAGATGAAATATTCTACGACTTTGAACGTATAAGTGGTGGAAATACAGGACCTATAAGGCAAAAGTATGGACCAGGCACACCAAATGAAAGAGCTTTAAAATATTTTAATGAAATGGTTAACAACAGCGACCAAACTTTTAATATTGGTAATGGGTTATTTATACTTAAAAAAGCTACTAAGATTAATCCTGACTTACTTAAGGGTTATGCAATAGATCCTTATGCTAAAGGTGCAAGAAGTGATGTCACTAAGTTCCCCATAAGGTCTAACTTCTTGAGAGCTGTTACAGAAGGCAAAAGTGGTATGTATTTTGATTCAGCCGGCAAAAGACTTGGACAAGAAGGGGGTGTAGGTTATGACATATTACAGACAACCTACAAAGAAGCTGAAAATGAAATAGGTAGAATTATTAAAGAATTGGGTAAAGATCCTAAGAAATACGTTAAAAAGTTTGAAACCGACAATATAGACAAAAGGTTTGAAGGCACTTACGTTAAGATTGATGATGAAATAAGAAAGCTAGTTCTAGATAAAGGCGTAGATGCATTTAAAGATGGTGGTCCTGTTAGTATAGATAATATGTTAGCTAACTTATGAACCTAGCTCACCTCTCTGATCAAGAGATTAAAGAAACCTTAGTTCTAAAAGAACGTCTAGAGCTGTTAAAGAAACAAAATGGTTGCCAAGAAACATTCTTAGACTTTATTGATCACATGTGGCCAGAGTTTATTTGTGGCCGTCATCATAAGATATTTGCACAAAAGCTAGAGGATGTTGCTAACGGTAAATGCAATAGGCTTATCATCAACATGCCACCAAGACATACGAAGTCTGAGTTCTGTTCTACCTACTTTCCTGCTTGGATTATGGGTAAGCAGCCTAAACGTAAGATTATGCAAACAACTCACACAGGGGAGCTAGCTGTAAGGTTCGGTCGTAAAGTTCGTAACATGATGGATACTGAGGAATACAAACAGATATTCCCAAAAGCACAATTACAAGCAGACTCTAAGTCAGCAGGACGTTGGGAGACTGATAAAGGTGGTGAGTACTTTGCCGCAGGTGTAGGAGGAGCAATTACGGGACGTGGTGCGGATCTATTGATTATTGATGATCCTCATTCAGAGCAAGACGCTCTTAGCCCTACTGCTATGGAGGCGTGTTGGGAATGGTACACTTCTGGACCTAGACAGCGTTTGCAACCAGGTGGAGCTATCATACTGGTAATGACTCGTTGGAGTTCTATAGATCTAACCGCAAAGTTATTAGATTCCCAGAAAGAGTCATCTGCTGACCAATGGGAAATAGTAGAGTTTCCAGCCATATTCCCTGAAACCAACAACGCTTTATGGCCTGAGTTCTGGTCTATGGATGAACTAGAAAAGGTCAAAGCATCCTTACCAGTACAAAAATGGAATGCACAATGGATGCAGACTCCAACATCTGAAGAAGGATCTATTGTTAAAAGAGAGTGGTGGAATGCTTGGGAAAGCGAAACCTTGCCTCCAGTAAGCTACATTATACAAAGCTACGATACTGCCTTTAGTAAGAAAGAAAACGCAGACTACTCTGCTATCTCAACGTGGGGTGTTTTTAGACCTACACCAGACTCTCCTGATTGCGTTATCTTATTAGATGCGCAGAAAGATCGTTGGGATTTTCCAGAACTAAAACGTGTGGCATACGAAGAATATCAATACTGGGAACCGGATATGGTGTTGATAGAAGCCAAAGCATCTGGAACACCTTTGACACACGAACTTAGGAGGTTAGGCATACCGGTAGTTAATTACTCTCCAACGAGAGGACATGACAAATCTACTAGAATGCATTCAGTTGCACCTATCTTTGAGTCTGGTTTGGTATATGCACCTGAAAAGAAATTTGCAGAGGAAATGATAGAAGAGTGCGCTTCTTTTCCTTTTGGAAAAAATGATGACCTATGTGATACTATGACGCAAGCTCTGATGAGATTTAGGGAGGGTGGTTTAGTTTCCCTTGATGATGATTACTCAGACAAAGAGAAAGCACCAGTAAGGAGAGTATACTACTAGGATTATGGCAATAGAAAAAGATATAAACCCAACAGTACTAAATAAAGAAAACCGAGTACCGCTTGGTCAAGAAGATATGCAAATTGCTATAGAGGCAATTAGAGAAAGAGGTACTGAAGGTTTTGAAATGCAAGAAGATGGTAGCGCTATTCTTGGAGAATCAATGGGTGAAGAGATTGAAACAGATTTTGACAGCAACTTAGCTGAAGTTTTAGATCCTCAAGAGCTAAGAAATATTGCTAATGAATTAATTGCAGGAATAGAAAAAGACAAATCCTCCAGAGAAGATTGGGAAAAAACATATAAAGACGGTTTAGAGTATCTTGGTATGCGCTTTGACGCAGAAAGATCTGAACCGTTTGTAGGCGCAAGTGGTGTTATTCACCCTTTATTAGGTGAAGCCGTAACAACCTTTCAAGCGCAAGCTTATAAGGAACTGTTACCGTCTGGTGGTCCAGTTAAAACTCAAGTCATAGGTGCCTATGATTCTCTAGTAGAAGAACAAGCACAAAGAGTAAAAGAGTTTATGAACTATCAAATTACTCATGTAATGGAAGAGTTTGATGAAGAGTTAGATCAAATGCTTTTCTATCTTCCTTTAGCAGGATCTGCTTTTAAGAAAGTCTATTATGATGAGGCTTTGGGTAGGGCCGTATCTAAGTTTATTGCACCTGAAGATCTAATAGTTCCTTACTACACGACTGATCTTGAATCATGTCCAAGAATTACGAATGTAATTAAAATAGCCGAAAATGAAGTAAGAAAACTACAATCTTTAGGATTCTATAAAAAAGTAGATATAAGTTCTAGTGATAGTACTGATGAGTATAGCGGTGTTAAAGAGGAAATAGACAAGCTTTCTGGTATGGAGCCTTCATATGATGATGGCGAAGTATCGCTTTTATACGAAGTACATTGTAATCTTGAGCTAGAAGGCTTTGAGGATATAGACGAAGAAGGTGAGCCAACAGGAATCAAACTACCTTATATCGTTACTATAGATGCTGGCTCAAGCGACATCCTTTCTGTCAGAAGAAACTACAAAGAAGATGATGAGTTAAAAAATAAAATAGAATACTTTGTTCATTTTAAGTTTTTGCCAGGTCTAGGATTCTACGGCTTTGGATTAACTCATATGATTGGTGGTTTATCAAAGGCATCAACTTCAATTATGAGACAATTAATTGATGCTGGAACTCTAGCTAACTTACCTGCTGGTTTTAAGACCAGAGGCATTAGAATTAGAGATGAAGATACTCCTATACAGCCAGGTGAGTTTAGAGACGTAGATGCCCCTGGTGGATCTCTAAGAGATTCAATACAACCGTTACCTTTTAAAGAGCCAAGTGGAACGCTACTACAGTTACTAAACATACTGGTTAACTCAGGACAAAAGTTTGCATCTATAGCTGAAATAAATACAGGACAAGGTAATCCAAACGCACCTGTAGGTACAACGCTTGCGTTACTAGAAAGATCTACAAAGGTATTGTCTGCTATTCACAAACGCTTACATAATTCACAAAAGAAAGAATTTAAAATACTATCAAAGGTATTTAAAGAATACCTACCGCAAGAATATCCATACGCTGTAGCTAATAATGAAACAACTATCAAGCTATCTGATTTTGATGAAAAAGTAGATATATTCCCAATATCTAATCCTGATATATTTAGTCAATCTCAAAGAATTGCTATGGCCCAAGAGATGATGCAATTAGTACAATCTAATCCTCAAGTACATGGGCCTAACGGTACTTATGAAGCTTACAAAAGAATGTATGCTGCAATAGGTGTAGATAACGTAGAACAAATATTAACACCTCCACCTCCTACAGATCCTCTTCCAATAGAAGCTGGGTTTGAAAACAATCAATTGTTATTAGGACAACAAGCTCAAGCGTTTCCACAACAAAACCATGATGCTCATATTGCAATCCATATGGCTTTGTTAAATACACCTCCGGTACAAATGAACGCTCAAGTACAGGCTTTGATACATTCTCATATCATGCAACATTTACAGATGAAAGCTGACATATTGGGTGAACAACAAATGCCACCAGAAGCTATGCAACAGTTTCAACAACTGCAACAACAAGCTCAACAATCTTCACCTGAAGAAGCACAAAGCTTATCTTTGCAGGCAGGAGATATATTGGCACAATTCTCAGCACCAATACTCGCTGAATTATTAACTGAATATAATCAAAAGGTTGCATCACCTCAGGATGAAGATCCATTAGTTGCAATTAGAAAACAAGAACTTGCCTTGAAAGGACAAGAACTTTCTATAGAACAACAACAGTTCTTAGCTGCTGAACAAAGAAAAGCTCAAGAATCTCAACAAAGAATTAATGTTGATAGAGAAAGAATTGATGCACAAGAAGATATTGCAGATCTAAGAGATGAAACCGCTAGGGCTAGGTTAGAACAGCAAGCAAGGTTTAAACTTATGGAACAAGCAAACAAACAACAGTAGTGCCTAAAACTTTTGACATAAATAAATTTCAAGGTGTAAAGAAAAAAACTTCTATAGGTAACAGTCCTCTAAGCAGAGGAGCAGGTACTAATAAAAGAAAAACTAAAAAAAAGTACCGAGGACAAGGTAAATAAAAACTTGCAAATAATTTAGTTGTACTGAATAATTAAAACCATGATAAAACGAACTGATATCAAACAACAGAAAACTCCTACTGTAACGGTTAATAAAGCTAGTTATAGTAATAAAGGTTCTGCACCTCTTAAAACAGATGCAGGAACTTTTGATGCCAATACAACACCTAAACCTGGAATGGGTAAAGGTAAAGCTAGAGGTATGGGTGCTGCTGAATTCGGCGGTAAGTTTTCTGGTATTTATTAAGTGTCTGTAGTTTGGATAAGCCAAAAGTTTTTAAAAGAAATTGAGGCCCAAAAGGAAAGCGTAAAAGATGTAGTCTTAGCTGGCACTAAAGATTTTGCTCAATATCAGTATTTGTGTGGACGTTACAGTTCTCTCGTTGACACAGAAAATTCATTTAGAGAACTGCTAGGAAAAATACAAGAAGATGTCGAAGATACAAGTACCTAAACATGTTGCAGAAGCAATAGAAAAAGAAAACACTCCAAAAACAGAAACTCCAGAAATAAAAGAAACCCCGCCAGTTGAAGAAATTGTTCCTTATGTAGAACAGACAGCTAGGGTTTTAGATCCAACTCTCCTTGATAAATCAATATTAGAAAGAATGCCCCAGCCTAGCGGTTGGAGGATGCTTATTCTTCCTTATAAAGGAAAAGCAGTAACAGAAGGTGGAATACACCTAGTACAGTCACAGGTTGATAGAGAATCTTTAGCAACCGTTGTGGGTTATGTCGTTAAAATGGGTCCTGATTGCTATAAAGACTCCAGTAAGTTTACTGAAGCCTGGTGTCAGGAAAAACAATGGGTATTGATCGGCAGGTATGCTGGCGCTCGTTTTAGACTTGGAGATGAATCTGAATGCAGAATCATTAACGATGATGAAGTGATAGCTACCATATTAGATCCTGATGATATCCTTGCAGTATAAGGAGAAAAAATGAATGAAGAAGCAAAACAAGAAGAGCTAGTAGATGAGGGTGAGGTCGTTGAAGTAGATCTACCTGAAGAAAAACCTAGCGGTAAAATAGCAGACCTTGCTACAACAGAAAAAACTGATGAAGAGGCTGAACAAGCTATTGAAGATGTTTCTGGAGAGCCGGAAGAAAAATCTGCTGAAGAGTTAGAAGACTATTCTGAAAAGGTTAAGAAAAGGATTGGCAACCTTACTCGCAAACTAAGAGAGGCCGAAAGAGGTCAAGAGTCTGCCTATGAGTATGCAAAAAGAGTTGCAGAAGAAAACCAACATTTAAAAACTAGATCTACTTCTCTAGATAAATCATATCTACAAGAAGCAGAAAGCAGACTTAAATCTCAAAAAGCACAAGCACTAGCGGCATTAAAAAATGCTCATGAAGTTGCAGACTATGAAAAAGTTGCAAAAGCTCAAGAGGTCTTGTCTAAGATTGCAATAGAAGAAAACAAAGTGTCTGTTTCACAAAACCAATTAGAGTACCAAGCAGAAGAGCAAACTAATTATCAAAATTACGTTCCTACTCAACCTGTACGAAATCAAGTGCAACAAAATGTTGCGCCAGAGTTAGTTGGTAGAGATAAAGAATGGGTTGATAACAATGAATGGTTTGGTCAGGATGAAGTAATGACTATGGGAGCTATGGCAATTAACAATCAATTAGTAGATGAAGGATTTGACGAAGGTTCGGCAGAGTACTATAGTGAGGTTGATAAGAGGATTCGTAATGAATTCCCACAGAAGTTTAATGATTCTTCTGTTAAATCTAAGCCTCAACAAAAAGTGGCTTCAGCAGGTAGAGTAGCTGGTAATACTGGCTCAAATAAAAGACAAGTTAAATTGTCTCCGTCTGAGGTTGAAATGGCTAAAAGATTAAACGTACCCTTAGGTGAGTACGCTAAATACGTTAAAAGGTAAAACTATGACAGAAGAAAATAAAGATTTAAACAGAACCGAGCGTTCTGCCGACACACGAGCCAAAAAAGTTGCTCGCAAACCATGGAGTCCACCATCAATGTTGGAAACTCCTCCTGCACCTGAAGGTTATACCTACAGGTGGATCAGAGCTGAAATCGCAGGTAGCGAAGACAGAAAAAATGTAACTTCTAGGATGAGAGAAGGTTTCGACCTTGTTAGGGCCGAGGAGTTAGATGGATTTGAACTTCCTACTTTAGATGACGGTAAACATGCAGGAGTAGTATCAGTTGGCGGTTTGCTGCTGGCTAAGATTCCTAATGAAACGCGCGAAGAAAGAAACTCCTACTTTGAAGGTCGTGCGCTTACACAGCAAGATGCTGTAGACAATGATCTTTTAAGGGAATCAGATCCAAACTCTCCAATCTTGAACCCGGAGAGGTCAAGCAAAGTAACTTTTGGCGGTGGTCAACGTAGTTGATCATCATTTTTTTTAATTTTAAATAATATAGGTAACTTATTATGGCTAACAAAGATGCCCCATTTGGAGCAAGACTTGTAGGA